AGGCAGTGTTCGCTTTGAACGCCTCCAGAACGGATCCTGCGAAGACCTTGAGAGCAAGGTCACGATTAGTGCCAGCACCTGTCGAGGCGCTGTCAAGAAGTGTGCGGCTAGCACCGAAAGGTACGGTACTACCACCACTAGGAAGGTCGAGTCCCATGAGGGCTCTCCTCGTTGGTTAAGTTGAAATTGGTTTCATCAACGCCAAGAGGTGTCCCGCTTCAGTCAGGCCGGTTCCGGGTGTCTGACATGCAGCTGGGGCTCTAAGGACTACCGGCCTACGTGCCGGAGATGTTCTGTTCGGGGTCGATTACGAAGTCAGACCGAGGCGACCTTGTAACTCGCTTCTTGCGTGTCTTGCGCTTTGGAGGATCAGCGGGAGGATCGTCGATCGTCTCGACATCCGCATCCTCGCTCGGTTCAGTTTCCACCTTGGATTCGAGATCGTCGATTCGCTTACGAAGATTCTCGTTCTCAGAGGTGAGCTTCTCTGCCGTCTTCGAGAGTTTGTCTGGGTTGAACGAGTCGATTGCATCGCGGATCGCCCCTTCCTCATCTGGCCCACGTCCGTGGGATATCTGTCGGTCTGTGGTTATCTCAAACACTGACGCAATCCAAGATCCCGAGCCTGCGGACATGGTTGTGCGTATCTTGCACTTGTCAACAGCTTCAATCTTCACGAGCTGCGCAATAAGTCTTGGGTCTCTTACTGAAGGCATGTCACATGACTCCCTTTGTGATGTGTGGTGGCGTGTTCTCGACACGCTTCAGGAAGTGTGCGTCGTACCGGCCTTGTGCTTTTTGCTTGGAGATGGCGGCGACGAACTCATCGACATCGGTGTATCCACTGGTCGTGTTCGGCATGGATTGCCCCTCGACCAGTGGGTTGGTGAAGCCCTGACCGGACTGCATCTTGAAGTCCCACAGCATCGACTTGATCGCGTCTGTGTACTCGCCCTGCTTGTCGAGCTTCTTGTTCATGTTCTCGACTTGTGCCTGCGTGTGGTTCTCGATGTACCACTTCTGCAGTCCGTTCCATTCGTCCTCGCCGCCTGAGAGCTTGACAGCTTCACGCTGGTAGTAGTCTTGGCCCAGCCTGCTGGCCGTTTCTTTGGCGACCTGCCCATCGAAGTACGCATCGACGACCTGCTTGGAGTATCCAACACGGCCAAGTGCCTCGTATTGGTCGTCGTTGAGTTGGCCGTCGTTCATCCAGTTCTGAGCGAGTGATTCGCCATCGAGCTGTGCGGCGCCAAGAATGTCTTCGACACCCATGGCAGCCTGCTTTGGCATGGAGCTGATCTTCTTCTGGGATTCGAGATACCCCTTCTCAAGATCGCTTACGTTCTTGTACTTGCCGGCGAGCAGGCGTTGCTCTTGCATGTCCGCAGCTTGTCGTGCAGACATGCCTTGATCGGCGGTGTCAGGCGAGCCCTCGATGACGTTGTGTGAGACGACATCAGCTTCAGCCTTTGGAGTTGTGCCCGACGCCTGCAATGCGAACGTGGGTGATACTTCTTCAGACATTTTATACTCCTGATGCAGCCGCTTGCTCTGCTATTTTTCCACCAGACTGAACCATTTGGCTTTGCATCTGTTGTTGCTGGGCAGCTTGCACGGCTTGTTGTTGTTCCTGCTGGATCTGTTCCTCAGACTTTACCAGCCCTGGCTCATAAATGCCAGACTGCCGCATCATCAGATCCAGCAGGGTTCCCTGATCGAAGCGAGACATCGTGTCGGTGCCCAACTGAGCGAGTGATTGCATCAGCATGAGTAGCTTCTGCTGATCACTCTCAGAACTCAGGGCAGCAATACCAGTGACTGCTTCAATCTCGACGGCGTCGTCAGGCAACGCGGGCAACTCGCCCGCTCGACGCATCATGTCAACTATCCGCTCGATGAGCGGCACTTGGATTGCGTCCGAGATCGGACCATACAACCCACCAAGTGCACCGTCGAGCTCGCTCGCGATGCGTGAAATCTGTGTTGCTGTCACCCGGTCGCCGTGTGGTTGGCTCTCGGCTTCCATCAGCATTGTGACGGCGAGGTCTTTGCGTATAGATTCTCGCACAGCGTTGGCTACGTTGAAGTCCTGCAGCTTGTCTGCCTTCAGGATCCCAATGTCTGTCACGTTGCCATTCTGAACCCTGCCCTGAATGACTGAGCCGCTTGGCTCAGCCAGATCGCGGGGCCGCACCTGCGAGTTGTAGTCCAGAACGAACAGAGACTTCGAGGCAATGGCTGCGAAGTCGAGTAGCCGCTCAGTCAGTTCGTTCATGGACCGAACGTCGCCGAGGTTGCCGGCGATCAGCCCTTCGCCGTAGTTGGCAGCTGGGGCGAGGTCGTACGGAACGCAGAAGAACGGCGTCACGACCTCCTCGCTCATGTTGATCACGTGCCCATTGAGCTCCTGATCGATGATCCACCGGTTGGAGATCGGGTGCCACTGCACTCGGGTGTGGATCTGCGTGAGCCGCTTGTCGACGGGCTTGGTCGAGATCGTCTGGATGTCGAGGTCAGCCGCTATGGCTTGCTCTTCACTGAGCACGAGAGGGTCGATCATCTCGCGTGTGATGTGCATGAGCACGTCGCCGTCGAGACTCCGCTTTGTGACGTAGTTGTCACGGCGGTGTATCTTCATCGAGTACGTGTCTGTGATCTGTATCAACACGTCGCCAGTGATAAGAAGCTGCGAGATGGCAGTACGCATCCGAGACCGGAAGCCAGCTCTTCTGGCGTTGGTTCCGACAGCGTGGTCATCCTGATCCAGCTTCGCCATGATCGCCAGCTCCTGCATGAACAGTCGCTGCTTGAATTCGTTAAGAGTTTCCGGGTCTACGTCCGGGTCGAATCGGAATCTCGCGGCTGGCCTGAGCTTGAAGAACGGCGTGTCGGCAGGAAACAACGCAAGAAGTAGGCGTCCTTCGAGGTTTGTGATGCCTCTCGACGCGAGCGAACTATATGTCTCTGGAAGTTTGCTACCTTCGGTCCACCCCTCTGGGGGGAGGATCCAAGGTTTGGTGAGCGCCGCGCAGAACCTCGCTCGGTCGAGCGACTCTTGTCGTTGTTGGTCAAGTCTTTCAAAGTCCTTACGAATCGTACCGCCAGCTGGATCCATTTAGTCACCCCTAAGTCGGCACGCTTGTGCCAGTGGAGCCGCTTGGTGCATCCAAGCGGAGGCTCGTTGAAGAGACCCGCTTCTTGGACTTCTTCAAGTCAGTCCTTGAGACGAACTGGGCAGGCGGCTCTGGTGGTTCTCTCGCTGGTGTCGGTGCTGGAGCTTGCATAACTGGTTGTCCTCCACCCATGTGGCTATCCTCCTTTGGGGGTTAACAGTAGTAGTAAATCTCAGGCTGGACGATGATCAGAAATCTAGCCCAGTAGAATGCACGAATTCTCATTTGTTTGCTTCTATTTGTCGAACGCGGAGCAGCTCATCAACGACTGCCCTGCGGCCAGCGGCGAATACCAGTTCTTGTACTGCCCCTGGTTCCAGCGTGCCAGTAACTACTGGCGGCGGGTTGAGCTTGTCGAGTTCGTCAATCAGCTGATCCACAGTCCTTGGTAGGTTCTGTGGCAAAGAAGTCATATCCATTTTCGGTCAACCAAAGTACGAGTTTGGCCGGGGAATAGATTCGTCTTGGAAGCTCGACGCCGGCCTGCGACATAGCCTCTCTCGCCAGACTAATACAGTTGTCATGGCGGATCAACCCACGTGTGGCTGCAGACAGCAGTCGCCCGACGGTGCCCCACACGTATATCCACACTATGGGGCCGTATGTTCTATCCCCGTATCTTTCAAGATCGATCGGATTTTCTGAGTCGATCACCACCCAGCCAAGTATGTTCGGATAGCGGTCGAACACGGTGTTCGACTGGTAGTAGTGATGCCCAAAGAAGTTACGATCCATCGTCACATCGTCGTTTCCAACCAGAACGTGCCTGCCCCGATACCCCATCAGCCATTCGATGAGTGCACCAGCCAAGCACGAGAGAAACAATTCTCGCCATGACTTCCGCCTGAGCATTTTGAGCTGCTTAGAGAGAGGGGTGGCATCGGGTATCAGATCGCGTAGCGTCAGACCCTGAGCCACAACCAAGTAAAGGCGGAAGCCATGGTGAGATTGGTTTGATAAATTCTCCATAATCGGACAACGGCTCCTAGTGAAA